CCATGGAAAACGGCAGCACCCTGCCGGCCACCAAGTACGACAAATTCGCCGCCCACACCTGGCAAGGCCGTCGCTGGCCATGGGTCGATCCCGAAAAAGACATCAACGCCGCCATCCTCGCCATCAACGCCCGCCTCGACAGCCCGCAACGCATCGCCGCCCAGCAGGGCAGGGACGTCGAGGATGTTCTCGACGACATCGCAGCTTTTGAGGCGCTGGCGGCCGCCAAGAAGGTCGCCCTATTCGCCGCGCCGCCTCTCGCCGCCACCCCCGCGGGAAATCCCAAGCCGACCAACTGACCACAGGCATAGCCATGCGCATAAACATTCCTCTCCCCATCCGCTACCTCGGCGTGTCATACGCATCTGGCGAGCAGTCGCTCGCGGCCGACATTGCCCTTGCCTTGATTCGGCTCGGCCTGGCCCACCGCGTGGATCCGCTGACCCCAGAATGGCTTGCCAAGCACCATGACGCCAATGCGTCGTTAGGGGTAATAGGCGCGCTTCCGTTGCCACAACATCGGCAAATTGCCGCATTCGGAAATCTTGACCTGGCTGGCGCCACAGTGCAAACCGGCATCGTCATGACGACCGAGGACAGCCCAAACGAATTCGGCGGGAAAGTGCTGAAGTTCACAATGGCTGGCGCCGTGTCGGCAAAGACCGTGACCATACCCATTAAAACCGACTTGGTCGGCTATCCGAAGGCGCTGCCAAATGTGCACTTCCGGATGCAATATTCCGATCTGACTACCAGACTGTATGCGGGACTAGGGAATGATGCCGCCGCCGCAAATCGCTTTTACTGGATCATCGTGGAGACTGCGACAACCAAAACGTCCTACGGAAATCAGGGACCTGACCGTGCGACGAGGTGGGTTGATAAGTACCGCACGTATACCTGTGACCCGTATCGCAACAAATACACTTCCGGATCGCCGGCGACATGGAATGAAACAGCCCCAGAGTTCGAAGTTCGCGCTTTGCACTTTAGTATTTCGTGCTCTGGCCCAGCAACTATTTACCTGTCTCGCGTCTATTCCCCAGAATGGGACAAGGCGCGTCTGATCGTGCAGGGCGACGGCGGCTATCAGTCTTTCTGTGACGAGCTTGGCGACAAGATGCTCGGCGCCCAAATGCCCGGCGTTTTGTCGGTGCTGGGGCGTGACAGATTTCCAGCGAGCAACGAATGTTTGGCCGACGACTTGCGGAGATACCAGAATGCCGGCTGGGACATCATTCAGCATGTCTCAGCCGTCCCAACGCTGACCAGCATTCTTGCGGGAACGACAGCAGATCAGCTAACTGAATATCTCGCCCGAGGCGACTCCGCTTTTGACGCTTTCGGGTGCAGGCGAGTCCGGCATGCCTCGCAGTATCAAAACACAAATGAGAAAACTACTACGCTCACGGACTATTCCACCGTCCTCAAAAAGTTTGGGATTGTTGGCGCGCGCGGCAAGGTAAATGATCCTGAGTTTGGCGTGCAGCCATGGAATGATTTGACGAGCCTGTGGAATTTGGATCTTGTGACCGTGACGCCGCAGTTCTATGTTCCGCCTAACGGCAAATATAACCGCTACTACCACACCGGCGGGCAGTACGGCTCCTTCGCGCTAAAAGACAACTATGAGGGTAGCACGGTCGAGACTCTGATCAATAGATGCGTGGCTGGCAAAGAGCTCGGTTGGGTCTATTTCCACCAGTTTTACGGGAGCTCTGAAGCCCCTCCGGCAGACAGCAACAACACAACTAAATATGCGGCGGAGTTCTTTTCGGCGATTTCCGCGTTGCGCGACGCCGGGTTGCTTGAAACGGTTTCTTTGTCCAGACTGGAAGCGTCCACATACTCAAGGCCCGGCCCTGTGTTTTTGCGCTGGGATGGTGAATGGGTCTATAGCAGCGACTCCACAAAAATTGCTTTCTAAAAGTCCAGAGTGACAACGAGTATGACATCCCCGCCTTACTGCGTCCCGCGCAACCCCGCAGCATAGCGGTCAATCTAACCATCCGCCGCCCGTCCGCCAATGCCCACATCACCAGCACTTGCCGCGTCGCCCGCCACCATCAAAACCGGCAACCTCTACCGCTCGCTGGCCATTGCCAAGCGCGCGGAAGACGCGACCGCCGCCGAAGACCGCACCATCGAGCTCGCCTGGGCCTCCGAAACCCCGGTTCAACGCTGGTTCGGCCTCGAAGTCCTCGACTGCACGCCCGGCAGCGTCCGCCTCGACCGCCTGAACAACGGCGGCGCCCTCCTGGTCAATCACGACATCGACCAGCAAGTCGGCGTCTGCGTCCCCGGCCGCGCCCGCGTCGATCCGGATCGCATCTGCCGCGCCCCCGTGCGCTTCTCCCGCCAGGAAGACGCCGAAGCCGTCTACCAGGATGTCCTCGACGGTATCCGCACCCTCGTTTCGGTGAGCTACGAAATCCACAAGTACGTCGAAGAGACCACGATCAACCCCGATGGTAGTAAAACCACCATCTGCCGTGTCACCGATTGGGAGCCGCTCGAGCTCAGCTTGGTTGCTGTGCCTGCAGACCCCAAATGCGGAGTCGGCCGCGCCGCGGGAGCGGAGGAGCACGACACCATTGTAATCCGTAGCGCCGACACCACCCCGCCGGCCACCGCCCCCAAAACCGCCATCAAGGACCGCCCTACCATGGACCCGAACACGCCCGCCACTCCCGACACCACCAGCCTGCAAGCCGAACAACAGCGCACCGCCAACCTGCTTGCCCTCGCCGACACCTATGCCCAATTCGGCGCCCGCGACATGGTCGCCGACGCCATCCGCACCGGCAAGAGTACCGAGACCTTCCTGAATGCCGTCATGGGCAAGATCACCGAGCGCCATTCCAGCGCTCAGGCCATCGAGATCGGCCTCGCCGGAAAAGACCTGCAAAACTACTCGATCATGCGCGCCGTTCAGGCTTCGCTGCTCGGCGACTGGAGCAAGGCCGGCCTGGAGCGCTCCGTGTCCGAAGCCGTCGCCAAGCGTACCGGCTACACGCCCGAAGGATTCTTCGTCCCCGTCGAAGCCTTCTCCCGCGCCTTCTCGGTCGGCACCGCTGCAGAAGCCGGCAACATGGTCGGAACGCAACTGCTCGGCAACGAGTTCATCGACGTCCTGCGCAACTCCATGGTCCTCAGCAAGCTCGGCGTCCGCGTCCTCGGCGGCCTGACCAGCAACATCGCCATCCCCCGCAAGACCGCCGGCTCAACGGTCGCCAGCTACTCGGAAATTGGCACCATCACCGCCAGCAACCCCAGCACGACGCAGATCACCCTCGCGCCCAAGCGCATCGGCGCCCAGGTGCTCTACTCCAAGCAGGCACTCATCCAGGGCAACCCGGACGTCGGCATGATGCTGCAGGACGACCTCGCGCAGGGCGGGGCGGTGCAAATCGAGAACCTCGGCATCAACGGCACCGCCGCGTCGAACCAACCGCGCGGCCTGTTCAACTTCAACGGCGTCGGCTCCGTCGTCGGCGGCACCGATGGCGCCACCATCACCTGGGCGCACCTCGTCAACCTCGAATCGGCTTGTGCCAACGCCAACGCCGAGCCCGACGCCCGCGCCGGCTACCTCATCAACACCAAGGCCCGCGGCTGGTGCAAGCAGACCGTCAAAGGCACCTACCTGCCATTCATCTGGGACAACGGAGATACCCCGCTGAACAGCTACCGCGCGGCCGTCACCAACAACGTCCCCAGCAACGGCAGCAAGGGCGCCTCCAGCGGCATCCTCTCATCGCTCGCCTTCTCCAGCGACTGGCAGGACATGATCCTGGCCCTGTTCGGCGGCCTCGACATTACCGTTGACCCCTACACCCAGGCCGGTACCGGCCAGGTCGTGCTCACCGCCAACCAGTACATCGACATCGCCTGCCGCCAGCCGGCGAGCTTTGCGGTGATGACCGACGCCAAGACGGCCTAATCCACGGCTCCCCGGCCAGCCATCCCACAAACCCCACCGCCGCGGCCCCGCGCCGCGGCCCAGGAGACCCCCATCATGCACACCGTCACCATCACCGAGCCCTGCCGAGTCCACGGCCAACCCCGCGCCGCCGGCGACGTACTCCCCGACCTCGACGACCAGGTCGCCTTCGACATCGTCGCCTCCGGCCGCGGCACCATCGACCCCGCCCGCGCCAAGATCGCCGTCGACAACGCCGCCCAGGAGAAGGCCGCCGCCAAGGCTGCCGCCAAAGCCGCCGCCCAGGCGGCAGCCACGGAACCCGCGGCCGCCTGATTCCCCAAGACGCTACCAAGCCGCCCGCCACTCCCCATGTTCGACTCCGCCGCCCTCCTGCACACGCTCTACGACACCGGCCCTTACGGAGCCGCGTCCGTCTGCACGCTCGGCGCCACGGAATTCGCCGGCATCTTGGAGCCCGTCGACGTCGAGTCCTGGGACGGTGCGGCCGTCGTCGCCACCCATCGCCTGCACTACCAGCACGGCATGCTGCTCGCCGCCGGCGACCTCGTCGTCATCGATGCCAGCACGTACAAGGTCTACGGCGTCCCCCAGCGCGACCACGACGCCATGATCGCCCATCTGGCCAAGCAATCATGATCTTCGACCACGAAGCCGCCATCCTCGCCCGCCTGGCCGCCAAGTGCGCCCCAGGATCCCGCCTGCTCGGCACCTTCGATGTCGTCGACTTCAGCGATACCTCCACCACCCCGGTCGTCGGCCAGGTGCGCCTGTCCGGCATCGATCCCGCCGGCCAGACCGGAGCCAGCGCCCGCGTGCATATCGCCTGGTCGTTTGACGTCTACGTCGACCTCCACCGCGCCAGCCCCGCCGAAAAGACCGCCGCCGCCGCGCTTCTTGCCGCCGGCGCCGCCGCCCTCGTCGGCTGGGAGATCGAGCCCGGCCACGCGCTGCAGCTCGCCAGCGCCGACCCCACCGCCTTCGACGGCCGCACCCTGCGGCTCGCCATCGCCTTTACCCTGCCCGCGTATCTCGTGGGCGCCTGACATCAAGGAGCAACCACCATGGGTGTAGCATTCATCGGCAAGGCCAAGGTCTACGTGGCCGACTACGCAGGCGCCGCCGCCTTCGAAGGCCGGTCGTTCGAGTACCTGGAAAACGTCTCGAAAATCTCCATCAGCTTCGCCGAAGAAGAAAAGAAGCTTTCCGACTACGCCAGCACTTCAGGCGGTGTCGACGCCAGCGTCAAGCGCGTCTCGGACATCTCCGGCAGTATCGACCTGCGCCACTTCACCCCGGCCAACCTCGCGCGCGTCTTCTGGGGCACCACCGCCGTCCTGAACACCACCCCCATCGTCGGCGAATCGGGCTACAAGCTCACCGCCGGCAAATTCATCCCCACCAAGCGCCTGATCAACACCAGCGTCGCCCCGGTGCTGAAGAAGGGCGCCACCACCATCCTGACGGCCGACTACACCGTCACCCAAGGCGGCATCCTGGTCGCCGGCACCATTACCACGGGTTCCGTTGCCTCCGGCGACGCCATCACGATCGATTACACCCCGGTCGCCTCCACCGATGTCCAGGCCCTCGTCAACTCCGCGCCGAACGTCTCGCTCTACTTCGACGGAATCAACGAGGTCGACGGCAAGAAGTACGTCGGCAAGATCTGGCTCGCCAAGCTCGGCGTGGCGCAGAACGTCGAATTCATCGGCGACGACTTCGGCACGCTCTCGCTCTCCATCACGATCCAGAAAGACGAGACCATCGTCACCGCCGGCAAGAGCCAGTATTTCGAGATGCAGCAAGTCACCTGATCCCCGGCGGACACTACCGATGCGCGCCACTTTGAAAGTAACCCTGCCGGCGGATTCCGAACCGCCGTCAGGGCTTGTCGTTACCGTCCGCGAGCTCACCGTCGCCGAGGTCCGCGGCCTGCTCATCACCGAAGAGCAGGCCGGCGATCCGCTGCAATCCATGATGTTCGATCAGTTCGGTCTCGGCGATCTGCTCCTGATGTCTGACGCCTCAGCCGCCGAGCTCGAACAATTCGCGCCCAGCGAACTGCAGCCCCTCGTCGACGCCTGCCAAAAGCTGAACCCGCATTTTTTTCGCGTGCGGGCGGCTCTGGTGAGGGTCGCCCGGCAACTGGTCAGCGAATTCGAGCAGACGATATCGACCGCTCATGCTGCCTCCTGATCATGCAACACGGGCACAGCAACCCCTGGGCCTACCCCTGGCGGACCTATGAGATAGCGCTGGACCTCGCCAACAAAAGGGCAAACTGATGGCCACCCCACTGCAAGCCCAACTCGTCATCAGCGGCAACCCCACCGGCGCCGTTGCCGCCATTGCCCGGCTCAAGACCGAACTCAACGCCCTGCAGTCGCTGGCCGGCAAAGCCTTTTCGTTTGGCGGCGCCCTGGCCGGCGGTGCCGCCGTTGGCGGACTCATCGCCATCACCAAAGGCGTCATTGACGCCGGCGACTCCCTCGCCAAGCTCTCGCAAAAGACCGGCATAGCCGTCGAAGACCTCGCCAAGCTGCAGTATGCCGCCGGCCTGTCAGGAGTCGAGTCCGAAGCCCTCGGCAAGTCGCTGAACAAGCTCGCCGTGCAAGTCACCTCCGCCGCCGCCGGCGCCCCGGAAACCGCCGCCACCTTCGCCGCCCTCGGTATCGACCTTCGCAACACAGACAAGACCATCAAGGGAACGGCCGACATCCTCGGCGAACTCGCCGACAAGTTCGCCGAGATGCCGGACGGCCCCGAGAAAGCCGCGCTGGCCATCAAGATTTTCGGCAAAGCCGGCGCCGACATGATCCCGCTGCTCAACGGCGGATCGGCCGCAATCAAGGCCATGGGCGACGAAGTCGAAGCGCTCGGCGGCCTCATGAGCACCCAACTCGCCAAGAGCTCCGAGCAGTTCAACGACAACCTGGACCGCCTCAAGACCTCCTCGTCAGCGGTCGGCATCAGCATTGCCAATGCCCTCCTGCCCGCCCTGAACGACCTGCTGCAAAAATTCATCGACCTCAAAACCAGCAAACTCGACTGGAAAACGATCCTCTTCGACTCCACCTTCTCGGACCTGACAAAATCCGCCGATGAGAAGCTCGGCGCCGTCACTCGCCGCATCACCGAGCTACAGAAAGAATTCGAAACCGCCTCCACGCGCCGAAAGCTCGCCATTTATGACGAAATCGCCGCGCAACAACGCCTGCAAGACTACTACCGCAAGCAATCCGAGCGCGATGCCAACGGCGGAGCCACCGAAGCCGAAACCGCCGCCAAGCGCATCCGCCTGCAAGCCCAACTGCAAACCAAGCTCGGCGAGCTAGAAAAGCTCCGCGCCATCGCCGCCGGAAAAGCCTCCGCCGACATCCTCCTCGACGACGACAAGCGCACCGCTGCGCAAATCGCCAACGCCGAAAAGCTCCGCGACGCCCTGCGCACCGCCTGGCAGAGCAGCCTGGCCGACGCCAAGAAGGCCAGCGACGAATCCAAGGACCTGCTGCAGAAAGCCGCCGACACCCGCACCGCCGGCGCCGACAAAGCCGCCGAAATCCGGCGCGCGCAGCTCCCCCAGGCCGACCAGGACAGCGCCAACTTTCGAGACTTCCAGAACCTCTCCGACAGCGCCGTACAGTCCGCCCTGCAAGCCAAAATGGCCGCGCAATTCGGCCGCGCCGAAGCCGCTGCCAAACTCGCCGACCAGGCCAGCAAAGACGCCGAGCGCGCCCAGAAATTCGCCGACAAACTGTCGGACCCCGAACAGCAAGCCCGCGCCACCGAACGCATTGCCGACGCCCAGGCAACCGCCGACGAAGCCCGCGCCAAAAACAAAGCCACCGAAGCCGCCACGCTCGAGCAGACCGCCCAGGCGCAAGCCGCCAAAATCACCGAACTGGACGCCCAGATTACCGGCTTGCAGACCAAGGCCGCAGACATCAAGGTCAAGCTCCAGATCGATGACGCCCTCGGCGCCATCGCCTCCCTGCAAACCCAACTCAACGCCCTGCAAGACAAAACCGTGACCGTTACGGTAAACCAGCAAACCACCGGCAGCGGAGGCGCTGCCGCCTCCGATTACGCGGCCTACGCCGCGGCAGCCGACTTCCGCAAAGAAGGCTTCGCCCGAGGCGGCTACACCGGCCCCGGCGGAAAGTGGCAGCCGGCCGGCATCGTCCACGCCGGTGAATACGTCATGCCGCAAGAAATCGTCCGCCAGCGTGGCGCCCTGGCCCTCTTCGAACGCATCCGCCGCCAGGGCCTCGCCGGGATCCTCCCCGGATACGCCTCCGGCGGCCTCGTCGGCAACCTCGTCGTTTCCCCTGTCCGCGCCCAGCAAAGCCCCAGCCGCGCCGCCGCCGTCTTCAATTTCCCACAGCTCGGCAGCTACCCCGTGACCATGGATACCGACATCCTCGACCGCCTCGAAACCTCCTTCGCCCGCGTCGCACTCCAGAAAGGTGGACGCCGTTGAACACCCTTAAACTCGGCTCCCTCGTCATCCCCCTGCGCGCCGGCCTCGACATCGAGCAGAACTACACCCTGATCGGCGGCGAAACCACCCTGCGCACCCTCGACGGCACCGGCATCAAGCAAGAGACCTGGAAAAAGCTCCGCACCACCATCAGCGGCAGCGGCTGGCTGCCCGCCGGCATCTCCGCCCTCGACACCACGGCATCCATGGCCGTCGCCTGCATCACCCCGCAAGGCATCGTCGCCGACGCCAGCCGGCAAGCCATCCTGCCCGCCGCTCGCCGCAGTGACGCCGGACACACCCCGTGGGCCTTCGCCCTCCTGCCGCACGGCGAGCTCGCCAATACGCCCATGACCCTCGTCGGCAACCTGGCCACCGCCGACGCCTACGCCGGCGCCGAGGGCTACCTCATCCAATACTACCCGCAGCCCACGTGCTGGGTGCAGCGCCCCGTCGAATCCGGCAACCGCGCCGACGCCACCTATCGCTGGGAAATCACGGCAGAGGAGGTGTGACGTGCGGAACGCGCCAGAAAAAGTCGTCATTGGCAACGCCGAGCTATGGCTCGGCGATTGCCGCGACGTGCTGCCGTTGCTCGCCGACGAGTCCGTCGACATCATCCTGACCGACCCGCCGTATGGGCACAACAACAACAATGGCGATCTGATCGCCAACCGGGAAAAGGCGCTCGGGCGAGCCACATCGATCGTCGACGCGTCCGCGCCGCGGCCGATTGCCAATGACGGCATGGATGACATGAAGGCCGTCGTCGACGCCATGTTGGTGCAGGCTGCGCGCCTCTTGCGGCACGATTCTTGCTGCTGCTGCTGCTGCTGCGGAGGCGGGCCAAAGCCTACTTTTGCCTGGCTGGCCAATCGCATGGATACCGCTGGCCTGCAGTTTTTTCACGCCGTGATCTGGGACAAGGGCGGCCTGGGCATTGGCTGGCGATACCGCCGCAACTACGAAATGGTCATGATTGCGCATCGACGGGGCGGCAGGCTCAAGTGGGAGACCGACCGCAAGGACGCCGTCACCGCCAACGTCGTGCGCCTGTCCAAGATCATCCCGCAGATCGACGACCATCCCACGCCGAAGCCTGTCGAGCTGTTCGACCACTTCCTGGCGCTGCACGGCAAGCCGGGCGACGTGGTCCTTGACCCTTTCATGGGCCATTCCCCTGTCGGCGTTGCGGCACTGCGCGCCGGCATGCGGTATATCGGCATTGAGTGCGACGAACAACACTTCGACGCTGCGGCGCGCCGGCTTGAAAACGCGCATGCCCAGCAAAGCCTGTTTGCGCCTGCGTTGGCCAATCCTGCCATGACTGTCCAAGAGCAGATGTTCACATGACCAAGGCCATCTAACCATGCCAGAAGCCTACGTCGGCACCAGCGGCGCCGCCGGCTCTGCCGGCATCTGGACGATCATCGTCACGATTGCCGGCGTCGACGTCACCGCGCGCATCGTCGGCGACATCCGCATCGACGCCGAGGAGGATAGCGCGCGCGTGGCCGATCTGACGATCGCCCCGGCATCGACGAGCTTCACCGTGGCCGCCTGGGTGGGCAAGCCGATCACCATCGACATCGCCGCCATGCACACCGGATCCCCGACCAGCGTCGAGCGCCTGTTCACCGGCATCATCGACACGCCCGTGCTCGACCTGGCCGGCCGCAGAATCGGCCTGCGCTGCACCGACGATCTGCAGGGCGTCGTCGAGGCGATGGACGCCGCCGCCATCGACGCGGCCATCCCGGACGGCTATTACTCGCCGGCCATCTTCGACCCCGCCGCGCGCGGCTGGTCGCGCGCGCAGGATCGGCTGTCCACGGTCCCCGCGTCGCTCGACCTCACGCCGGCCGGCGCGCTTCGCCTGACCGCCTGGGAACCCAGCTTTGCCCCCGACCTCGCCTTCACCGCCGCGCACCTCCTCGATGGCAGCCTCTCCGTCTCCATCGCCGGCGCCCACGACCTGACCAACAGCATCGCCATCGACTTCGGCTACCGCTTCCCGCGCGTGAAAGCGGAGACCTACTCCGTGGGGTACGACTACGTCAACGCCGGAACAATCTCCGATTTTGCGGCCGCGCTATCGTGGTTCCTGCAGCGATCGGCGGTAGAGTCCGCGCTCAAAAGCGCCGGCGCCAAGATTGTCGCCATCTCGTACACGCCGCTGCCCGGCTCCGGAATCGGCTCCTGGGTGCCTGGCCCCTACGACGGCGAGCTCTGCATGGGCTTCGCGGCGACCGTGACGTTTGACTATGGCCAGACGATCGAGGAGCGATTCACGATCACGGTGTCGGCGCCCAATTCGATCTCCGCGGTCGGCACGCGCCGCGACCGCCTGTCTGGCGCGCTCGAGGGCGTCTATCCGCCGATCGTCGCCGCCGAGACCTCGATGCTCCTCTACGGCAACGCCATCAGCTCGATTCCACCGCAGGACACGGCCGCCGGCGTGATTGGCCAGACCACGTCCGCCGAAGTGACGTTGACGCCAGACTCGGATCGGGCCGCCGCCGACGCGGCCATGGAAACGCTGATTGCCATCGCCAAGACCAAGATATGGCGCTCGCACCGGCACAACACGGTGTCGGCGTCCGTCGCGCTGAATCCGTCCATCGACGTGGACAAGACGCTGTCGGTTTCCTCGCCCGGCCTGTCGGCGAAAGGCAAGTGCAGATCGCTGACGCACCGCCTGTCCCCGGATTCCGGCGAGGCGATTACCGAATTCTCGATCGCGATCTGCTCGGTTGCCGGCACCGGTGTGAGCCACGCCGAAACGCCAACGGACGCGCCTGCCGGCTCCACGCCAGCGTCCAGCGCGCTCGCCGATCCGGCTACCGTTGATTTCAATTACCTGGCCGCCGAAGACCATGTCTTGACCATCAGCTTCCCGGGCGTGGCCGAGGCCGAGCGCAATCTGTCGGTCGTGGCCATCAGCGCGGCATTCAGCGCGCCGCTGGTCGAGGATGTGTTCACCGTCACCCTGTGAGACTGCCAGCATGCAAAACGACCTGATCAAAACGCTTGACCGCATCGCCACCGCCTCCAGCCTGAGCACGCAACAGAATCGCACGCTCAAGCCGCTGGCCACGCCGCCGGCCATTCCGCCGCGCGTGGGCACCGGCCAGCCGAAACTGATCTGATCGCCGACACATGGCCAGCGCGCTCGACCTCCTGCTCAGTCGCCAGGCCGCCGCCGCCGGCGTGGGCATCGGCACGCGCCGAAACCGCGTCCTGCCGGCGCCGACGCCGACCACGGACATCCCCGGCCGCACCGGCACCGCCGATTATGCGCTGCGCAAGTCCGCACCGGTTTGCGTGCCTGAAGACCTCATGAGCCCGCTCACCGAGACGAGCTACGCCGCTCGCACCTATCACGCGACCCGGCGCCAATACTCGACGAACGGCGTCTACAGCTTCCCGCTCAAGCCGATCAACCGCATTACCGTCAGCACCGGCGACGGCCTGCCGAAGACGCGCGCGCTGTGCATGGCGGCAGACGATGGCTCGACTGGCCTGCGCGTGCTCGAGCACGACATCATCGAGACCGGGCGGACCTACACCGCCGCCGCGAAGGTGCAGCGCGTCTACATCAACGGCACGTTCATTCCCGTCGCTTTCGACGCGCGGCTTTCCGCCATCAGCTTCGGCGGCAAGTGCGGCCGGCCGTTCTCGCTGCAGGTCTACCCTACCGGAGGCGTTGCCGCTGACCATGGCTCGATCTTCGGCGCGCACGTGCTCGGCACGGCCACGATCACGTCGGCGCGCGTCATGGGGCTCAGCGCCAAGACGACGGGAACGCTCAAAAAGTTTGAGATCGTTTTGGCATCGCCAGGCAAGCTGGTCGAGCGCATCGATGACGCCGCGTGGACGGTGCTCAATTCGCTGGTGACGCCATTCCCGAATGAGGAATTCCCGTGGAATAGGCGCGTGCACCGCTTTGCCGGTCTGAAGTGCTTTCAGCGCGTGAATGGAAACATCTACACCGACCAGACGCTGTCGACGCTGATCGACGCGACGGCCCGCCCGGCGTCGTTTGGCGCCGATACGGAATTCCCGCCGCGCTATTTCAAGTTCACCGCCAACGCGGATTACACCTCGCCGTCGACAAACTACGTCTTCCCAGGAGACGCCATTTTCCCGAGGAGGATGTTTTGCTTTCCGGAGGCGGTCTACACAAGCCGCATGAATCCGTTCCGCCTGCTGCCGACGGACCATATTTTCAAGTGCGCCGCCGGGCAGGTGTGGCGCGTCGGCGTGACCATCACCGCCGGCGCCGGCAGTACCGACAATTTCAAAATCTACCTGCGCAATCGCTTCGATTCCTTCCTGGAGTCTTCAACGACGGTCGATCGCCTGATCGGCGAAGTCAACGCGAAGAACTGGTCGGCCTATCCTGCAGCGCCGTCCGGAGCGCCGACCAAGCGACCGACGACCTACGCAATCACCAGTAAGCCGGACGGCAGCGAGGCGTATGTGCTGGCGTATTGGGAAGACACGTCGATAACGCCGGCGTCTGATCGCCGGCG